TTCCTCATCTCCGTGCTCTGCGACTTCATGTCGCTGGGCCAAGAGGCGGTAGGCTCGAAGGCGCTGGCCGACAGCAAGATCACGCTCACGATCGCCGCTATCGGTGGCCTGCTCGACTCCTACGCCGAGGCCGTGACCAAGCAGGGGGCTCATCGCCTGTGCGAGCTCAACGGATTCCCGAAGGAGTTGTGGCCCGAGATCGAGCGCGGCGAGGTCATGGCCCCCGAGCTGCCCGAGCTCATCGACATGCTATCGAAGGCGATCAACGGCGGCATCATCGTGCCGACCCAGGAGCTTCAGGACTGGATGGTGCGCCAGATCCCCGGCGCTCCCGAGCCCGTCACCCCGGTGGCTGGCCAAGTCGAGACAGAGCCCAACGCATCACCGACAGAGCAGCCCGCGCCGCCCGTGACTCGCCCCGGGCAAGCGTCGGCCACCACGCCGCAAAGTGAACCGCGACCTGTAGAGCAAGAGGCGTAGGCGCCTGGGGTCGTCCATCGGCGTCGACCATCGTCATCACGATCGGTAGCTCACCCTCGGCAGAGATCCAGGCGTGCACCAGCTGGGTCCGCATCTCGGGATCGAGGCCTTCCACGAGTCGAGCGAGCGCGCCTGGCTTGAGGCGCCGCGTGCCGTTCTCGGCCTCGCTGATGCGCTGGAGGTCGTTCGCCCCGATGGCCACCGCCAGCGCCTCCTGACTCATCGACGCCTGGACGCGCACGGTACGGAGTAGCGCGCCGAAGCGCTTCTTTGGGTCGGTAATTTCACCATCCACGGTGAGGCCATCCTGTCCCGGCACAGCGAAAGCTGGCAACCGTGGCGGTCGACCTCAACGCGCTCGATGAGCATGCCCAGGCACTGTGGGCCCGCGTGCTCACCACCGCCCAGGCGGCCGGCGAGTCCGTGTCCGAGGCCCGCGCGATCGCCGAGCGCGGCCTGGCCAACGCCGGGCTCATCCCTGGCACCAAGGCCAAGTCGTTCGCCGAGCGCACCAAGGACGGCCTTCGCCTGTCGATGCCCATCGTGGCCGTCACCAAGGGCGGAACCTCTGGAAAGCGCAGGGTCTTTGGCTTCGGCTCCGTCGCCGTTGACGCTGATGGAGTCCTTGTCATCGACCACCAGGACGACATCATCGAGCCGTCCGAGCTCGAAGAAGGCGTCTATGACTTCGCCAAGCACGCCCGCAAAGCCGACATCCAACACGACCGCAAGCCCATCGGCGATCTCATCGAGTCCGCCTACCTCGACCCTCGTAAGCGGGTGGCCATGGACGGCGACGGATCCGGCCGTGTCGGCTGGTGGGCTGGCTTCGAAGTCCCTGACGACGTCGCCGCCCGCGTCGAGCGAGGCGAGCTCAACGAGTTCAGCATCGACGTCCTCGCCCACCGAGTGACCGGGCTCGATGGCTCGTCGCTCAGCGCCAAGTCCAAGGCGCGCGAACGCGTGGCCAAAGGCGAAGTCGGCCGCCTCCGCAATCTCCAAATCCGCCTCCTGAGCCTCGTCGATGCCGGCGCGGGCAAGGGCGTCGCCATCGAGCTGGTGAAGGCTCGGGAAAGTGAACCCATGAAGATCGAAGACTTGAAGGCGGCGCTCGCCGCTCTGTCCCCCGAGGAGCTCAGCAGCCTCCTCACCGCCGAGGCTCCGAAGGTCGACGGCGCCGAGACCCCCGCCGCGAAGGCGCTGGCCGAGCAGCTCAAGAGCCGCGACGAGCAGCTGAAGAGCCGCGACGAGATCACGAAGCGCCTCGAGCAGGAGGTCGAGACCCTCAAGGCCCGCGAGAGCGAGCGCGAGGAGATCTCCAAGGCCCGCGAGGGTGGATGCGAAGGCCTTGTCGGCCTGACCATCGAGGAGCACGCGAAGGCGCGCGTCATCATCCGCAAGGCGGACGCCGAGCTCGCTAAGAAGTTCGAGCAAGCCGAGAAGGCCTGGGCCGAGTCCATCAAGAAGGGCTCGATCACCAAGTCGGTCGGATCGAACGGCTCGGCCAACGCCACCGGTTCCTTCGAGGAGCTGTACGAGGCCGAGAAGAAGGCCAACCCCAAGGAGCCCGCCGCGGAGATCGCGAAGCGGCTCGCGCGCGACAACCCCGAACTTTACGCCGCCCACCGGGCGAGGAGCTGACCCATGGCCGTTGCATTCGGAGCAAACCAGGTCACGACCGCGATCGCGGCTTCTGACCTCTCTTCCTCGCAGTACTGCGCGGTCGTCTTCTCTCTCTCGAGCGGCGTCCTGCAGTGCGACCTTCAGAGCACCGCCGGTGGTGTCGCTGACGGCATCCTGCAGAACGCACCCACGAGCGGCCAGGCCGCGGTGGTGCTCACCAGCGGCTTCACGCTGATGCGCGCCAACGCCGCGATCACCGCCCCGGCTGACGTCTGCGTCGCCGGCACCGTCGGTCGCGTCGCCGTGTCGGCCACCGCCGGCCACCGCCGCGTCGGGCGCGTGTTCGAGTCCGCCACCGCCGCCGCTGACTTCGTGTCTGGCTACTTCCAGCGCGACGGAATCATCTGAGGTCACAAGAAGATGCCACGCACGCTACACGTCGATTCCATCCTCACCGACTACGCCGTCGCGTACATGCGCGACGCCTCCACGTACATCGCAGATCAGGCTGTCCCGATCGCGCCGGTGTCCAAGCAGAGCGACTACTACAACGTGTGGTCGCGTGCCGACTTCGCCCGCGATGACGCCAAGCCTCGCGGCCCTGGCGCCCCCGCCGCGGAGACCATCGCGTCGCTGTCGACCGACAGCTACCGCGCGGAGGTCTACGCGCTGAAGGGCAAGTCGATCGACCGCGAACGCGACTCGGCCGACGACCCCGTCGGGTACGAGCAGGGCGTCACGGCCAGCGTGATCGACCAGCTGCTGTTGCGGCGCGAGCGGGCCTTCTTGGCGCGCGCGATGCTGACCACCAGCTGGGACTCGGGCAACCGGATGACCGGCGACGACGACACCACGGCGACCTACGCGTCGACGTTCACTTCGTTCAACACCAGCGGCTCCGACCCCATCATGACGATGAACTACGCGCACACGCTGGTTCGCCGAGGCACCAACGGGCGCCGCGCCGACACCATGATCGTGAGCCCGAACGTTCACGACTACCTGATCGGTCACTCGGCGATCGCGCCGAAGATCGTGTACGGCGGCCAGCTTCAAAACCCGGCCGTCATCACGAGCGACCCGCAGGCGGCCCAGCTCTCGGTCATGGCCAAGATCTTCGGCGTTCAGCGGTACCTGGTGGCGAACAGCGCCTACAACACCGCGATTCAGAACGCGGCCGGCAGCTACAGCGATGTCGCGGCCGACCAGATCTTGCTGATGTACTGCCCCCTGAACGCGCCCCCGATGGCCCCGACGGCCATGCGGGCGTTCTCGTGGTCGCCGTACGACCAGGCCAAGGGCCCGGGCAAGGTCACGGTCAAGCGCTACCGCGACGAGAGCATCGAGTCGGATTGGCTCGAGTCGCAGTTCGCCGTTGACTTCAAGGTCGTGGCGAGCTCGGCCGGCGTCATCCTCTCGAGCTGCCTCAACACCGACTGATCGGAGGGTCCCGTGCCGTACGTTGCCGCCGTTGTTCTGCGCGTTGGTGGTGCTCGAGTGGAGCCCGGCGACGACGTCACTGCAGCGGTCTCCACTTGGGGCGCGAGCTCCGTGGAGAACAGCCTACGGGCCGGGACCATCGTCTTTGTTCCCCCCCAGCTCCTCGGGGCTGTGGATGTGGCTCCCGCTCAGGCCGCGTCCCCAGCCCCAGGAGCAAATCCCCAGAAAAAGCGGAGGTAGGCCATGCCCTGGTCATACGACTCCGCCTCTACCTCAGCGCTTGCTCAGGTCCGCCGCTGGATCGGCGACACCAACGCCTCATCCAAGCTGGTCGATGACGAGGTCATCGAGGGCCTGCTCGACGGCGGCACCGACGCGGCGACCATCCTGCGGGCCGCTGCGACGGCGGCGCGCTTCTGCCTCGCGGCCATGGCCCGTGACCCCGACCGCTCGATCGAAGGGATCGCGGTCACCCGCGCCCGCATCGAGGCGTACCAGTCGATCGTCGACGACCTCGAGTCCCGCGCTGGCTCTCAGCCCACCAGCCTGGCGACGATGAGCGCCGGCAACATCAGCAAGGCCTCGGACGCTGTCATCCTGGAGGACGAGGACTACGAGCCCGTCGAGCCAGGGTACCTGGACGAGAGGGTGTCATGACGACGGCCGACCTGGACGACGTCATCGCCGCGATCGCCGAGCTGCCCGAGGCGGCCCGGGTGGAGCTCGTCAAAGCCGCCCTGCGCCTCGCCCAGTACGCCGCGGGCGAGCTCTCCCGCGAGTCCATGGCACGCCTCGCCAAGGACCCCACGGGGCGCCTGGCTCGGTCGTTCCTGGCCCGGGTGGTCGAGGGCGACGTCATCACCGCCGAGGCGTACTCGGCCATGCCCTACGCCGCCATCCAGGACCGCGGCGGGGTCATCCGCGCCAAGAAGAAGATGCTGGCGATCCCCATCCGAGGCGCCGGCGGCCCGGGGCGTGGCCAGGGTCCGCGGGACTTCAACCGGCCGCTGTTCCCCGTGCGCGCGCGCTCAGGCGCTGTGCTGCTCATGGAGCGCATCGGCAAGGGCAAGCGGGCCCGCATGGTGCCTCGATACCTCCTCAAGCAGTCCGTCCGCATCCCCGGCGTGGGCTACCTCGACGCCGCGGCCAAGACCCTACTGGAGCAGGTGGGCATCACGGCCGAGCAGGTGGCGGACAAGCTCGCGCTTCAGGTGGTGGCCAGTGGCTGACTCGGTCCGCCGGCAGATCGCCGCGCACCTAGCGGCCGCGTTCGAGGCGCTCACCACGGCCAACGGGTCGAAGGTGAACGTGACGCTCGTGGAGCGCTACCTCCAGCAGCCAGCCGAGCACCCCGCCGATCTCGAGGGGTGGCGCGTCGGCTTCTACCTCGGCCGCGAGACCCGCCAAGGCACGAACCCGGGGCAGATCTTGTGGTCGCTCGAGGGCGAGGCGCAGGCCGCGACGTCCGTGAACATCCAGGAGACCTGGGATGCCGAAGACCTGGCCGATGGCGTCGTCGAGCAGTGGCGCCAGGAGCAGGCGGCCGATGCGCTGGACGAGCTCAAGCACGCGCTCGAGGGGGCCGCTGGCGCGGTGAGCCGCGGGGGCATCGCGATCAACACGGAGATCACGAGTCGCTACGCCGACGAAGGATTCCCGGCCAAGGACGCCTCGAGCAACGGCGGGCGCGACGTGTACTGCGGCTGCGTGTGCGCCTTCAAGATCCTCTATCTCGATCAACCGACCAGAACCTAAGGAGCCGAAAATATGGGCCTGAATCCAGCACTCGCGCACGCACTCTCGAGGGAGCAGCGCTTCTTCATCCAGCCGGAGTCGACCCCTGGGACCTTCGTGCGCGCGACCGCGACCAGCGCGGCGAAGATGCTCAAGTTCACCAGCGGCTTCGACTGGGAGCGCATCGAGCGCAAGGACAACCGCGACTCGCGATCGCTCTACGAGCAGATCTTGGGGAAGCAGAAGATCGACTGGGAGCTTGAGTCGTACTTGATCCCGAGCGGCACCGCCGGCACCGCGCCCGACCATCAGGACCTTTTCCAGGCGGTCTTCGGCACGGAGACGGTGAGCGGAGGTGTGTCAGTCACCTACGCGCTGAACAACACCCAGAGCGGCCGGCAAACCGTGAGCCTCACGCGCTGGGCGAACGTGATCATGGAGACGTTGAGGGGCTGCAATGTCAACAGCATGAAGATCAGCGCCAAGGGCAGCGAGCCGGCGATGGTTAGCTTCAAGGGCTCGGCCTACGGGCTGTGCCTGACCGGCAACTCCACCTTGGACGGGGCGATGAGCGCAACCGCCTCGATGGTCGTCGAGAGCGGAGACGAGTACGGGTTCGAAGGCCACGCGACCTTCGGCTCGATCGTCCAGGTCGGCGCCAACACCAACTCCGACACGGGCTACATGGTGACGGCGCGGACCGGCACCACCGCCACGCTCGAGGCCACGCTGAGCGCTGCAGACGCGGCCGACGTTCTCCCTTTCGCCCCGTCCGAGACGGTGGTGGGGAGCCCGATCGGCGGCATCCTCGGCTCGATGAGCATCGCCGGGACCACGGTGCCCATCATCGACTTCGAGGTGGAGCTCGACAACGGCGACAAGCTCATCGACGACGAGCTTGGCCAGCAGACCACCACGGACATCATCCCCGGCAACCGCGTCGTGAAGGGCATGGCCACGGTGCGCCTGCGCCGGGACATGGTCCGATACTTCACCGCGCGCAAGAACAGCAGCTTCGCCACGCGGGACCTGGCCGTTGTCCTCGGGACCACCGCGGGCAGCATCGTCACCGTGAACATCGACCGGGCGGAGATGACCTTCGCTTCCCTCGAGCAGCCCGACGGCGACTCGTTCACCGGGCAGCTGCCGTTCAAGGCGCTGGCCTCATCGTCCACCGCCTCGGACGAGCTCAACATCGTCTTCACCTGAGATAACCAACCCATGCAGATCAAGACCACCAAAGCCCCACCCACCTGGTACGTGCCCGAGTTCGGAGGCAACCGAGACGCGGCAGAACAGTTCGCCGTGCTCATCACCCCGATGACCGTGGCCGAGGCCAACGCCGCCCAGGACGCTCGCCTTCGCCGCGTGAAGGCCGGCGCCAATCCGGCGGACATCGCCCGCAAGATCCGCGATGACGCCATCATCTCGCACGTCGACGCGGTCGAAGGCATCGCCGCCGAGGACGGCACCAAGGTCGGCAACGGCGCCGAGCTGGTGAAGCTGGTGGGCATGGCCGCCGACGCCAGCCTGAGCGGGCTGCTCGATGAGATCTACGGGGCGATCGAGAGCCAGTCGAAGCTGAGCGAGGGCGAGAGAAAAAACTGACGACGGCCGTCCGAGCCCTGCTGGGAAAGGATAGGCCATGGCTCCGATGGGGGTGCTCGAGATGCGGTCGCGAGGACACCTCAGGCGAGAGAGACGGCGAGCCGGCCGAGAGCCCGTTCTCGGACGAGCAGCGCCGGCACCTGCGGAACTGCGACGGGCAGACGAACCCAGCGGCTCATCCGCTCTCGTGTCCGTGGTCGACCATCGAGCCTTGGACGTGGGTCGTCGTCGGGTGGTGGCTCGCCTGGGACGGTCGGAGCGCGCTGCCGTATCCGGGGGACTGGGCAGATCAACCGTCCTACGTCGAGGAGGCGATCGACCTGTGCCGCAGCCTCGAGTCGCAGATGAAGCCGAAGGAGTGAGCCATGGCTGATGAGAAGAAGATCGCGCTCGTCATCCAGCTCCGCGCCGACGGCCAGGGCAAGGCGCAAGAGATCACGATCAACCTGAAGAACCTCGGCGCCGCGCACGACGGCGCAGCAAAGAAGGCCAAGGACCACGGGTCGGTCATGGTCGACCTCACCCGCAAGATCTTGGGGCTCCTCACCATCAAGGAGGTCATCAAGGTCATCAAGGACGTCAGCAGGGCGCTGGTCGAGATGGTCCAGCAGGCCGTTGCGTTTCAGAGCGAGTTTGCTCCGCTCCGCGTTGCCTTCGAGAGCGCCGCATCCAAGATCAAGACGTCCTTTGCCAGCATCACCACGTCAGCGCTGCCGGCCGTGACGCTGCTGCAGCAGGTGCTGGCCGATGCGCTCGGGGACATGGCCAACTTCGTCAACGCGAACCGAGAGCTTATCGCAACGGACCTCGCTGGGTGGGCTGCGGACGGCGCCAGGTTCTTGCTGTCGGCCTTCTCCTTCGCCGTCAACACCGCGTCGAAGTCCATCAACGGGTTGCTGATGGCCTACCACGAGGCCGCGTCTTTCATCTCGTTCGTCCAAGGCGACGACAAGGGGGCCGACCTCCACGAGGGCAAGGCGGCCAAGGCGCTCAGCGACATGGAGGACCTAGACGCGAAGATGGCCTCCATCGAAAAGCGCGTTGGCGGGTACATCGACAAGGCGCAGAAGTTCGCTGGCGAGCAGGCCAAGAAGCCGGTTCACATCATCGACCCGGACATGGTCGCAAAGTCGGAGGCGGCCATCGACGCGTCCATCTCCATCATCATCGAGCGCCTGGGCAAGCTGTCGACGGTGGAACAGGCGATGTCTGACGTCAGCTTCGCTAGGTACAAGCTCAACGAGGCGCTCAAGGCGTCGACCACCGCGGATCGTACGCGGAACGTGGAGGAGAGACTGCGCGCGCTCGCCGCGCTGGAGGAGTCGCTCCAGAACAAGTACCAGGCCAAGTACATCGCCGACCTTGGGGCGAAGGCTCAGGCTGACTCCGACTACTACGCGAAGCTCCGCGATCTCCAGCAGTCGCAGGCCGAGTACCAGGCGGAGCTTGCGGACAAGAAGGCCACCGGAGCAAAGACGCGGGAGCCGCCCAAGTCGCTGCTATCGACCGCTGTAGCCGCCCAGAAGGTCAAGAGCTTCGTCGGGCCGAAGACTGAAGAGCAGGTGGCCAAGGATGAAAGCATCCTCCAGGAGCACTCCGACAACATCATGGACATGGCGCAGCAGATCGGCTCCGGCATCGGCAGCATCATGGCGGAGTCCATTGCGGCCATCGCTTCCGGCACCAAGACCGCGCTCGAAGGTCTCGGAGGGATGCTTGGCGGCATCATCGCCATGATCGGCAAGATGCTGATCGAGATGGGAACCGCAGCTTTGGTGGTCGCCGCCATCAGCGCGATCGCAGGAGACCCCCGCGCCGGGGCAACTGCCGCAGCAGGAGCAGCTGCAATCGCTGCCGGCGGAATCATGCTTGCCGCAGGAACCGCGCTGAACTCCGCGATCGGAGCAGCCGATGGTGGCCTCGTCGTCGGCGGAACGATGGGCCGAGACTCGGTGCCAGCGATGCTGATGCCTGGTGAGTACGTGGTTCCTGCGGCCCAGGTGCGCCAGAACGTAGCCGCTGGGCGCGCGCCGGATGACTCTGGAGCGAGCGGTGGCAGAGGCGGTGGAGGCGCCGTCAACATCAACGTGAGCCAACAGAGCTTCGTCCCTGGGACCAAGGCCGACTTCAATCGGTCGGTGCGTGAGGCCGTCCTGCCGGCGATTCGCCAGCTCGCGCGGCAAGGACTCTTGGTGCTCAAGTGACCTGGTCAGCCGTCGCCAGCCTCGCGATCGAGACATCGACACGCGCGCTCGATCGCCCGCTTCTTGTGGGCTCGCACGTCTATGACCCGTCGGTGATGCTGCCGATCTGGAGCAACGCTACCGGCGTCATCACCGACCCGGACATCAGCGAAGAGCCGGCCTACTACGCCGTCGACCGAGCGAAGTTCCGCCAGACCAACCCCGACGACTCGGCTAACGACTTCTGGCTGGTCTACGCGTTCAACGGCGACTTCGACACCTTCGCCATCCTCAACGGGTCGCTCCACCTGGTATCGGGCCTGACGATGGACATCGAGATCGCTGACGATGG